TCGCTTTAGCATTTGCTATTACTGAAGAAGCGATCGAAGACAACCTATACGATAGACTTGCGGGCAGATACACAAGAGCTCTTGCAAGATCTATGGCAAACACGAAGCAAGTTAAAGCTGCAAATGTGTTGAACAACGCGCAAGTAACAACTGTTACTGGTGGTGATGGAGTATCATTAATTAATGCATCTCACCCACTAGCAACTGGTGGAACTTTCTCAAACGTTCTAGCAACTGCTGCAGATCTTAACGAAACTTCACTTGAGCAATCATTGATTGACATTGCAGGATTTGTAGACGAAAGAGGTCTAAAAATTGCTGCTTCAGGTAGAAAAATGATAATTCCAAAAGAATTACAATTTACTGCTGAAAGAATCATGAAGTCTCCAATGAGAACTGGAACTGCTGATAATGACATCAATGCCATCAATAACATGGGTATGGTACCAGAAGGTTACAGAATTAATAATTTCTTAACTGACACTGATTCATACTTCTTAATGACTGATGTTCCTAATGGACTAAAAATGTTCGTTAGATCACCAATCAAAACAGCGATGGAAGGTGACTTCGATACTGGTAACATGAGATTTAAAGCTAGAGAAAGATACTCTTTTGGATTCTCTGATCCAAGATGTATTTTTGGTAACGGAAACTTACCAACTAGTTAATAAATACTAACAGTATAATTTGAAAGGGGCGGTGTTTTACATCGCCCCTTTTTTTATGTATAATCAAAAGACCTAGAAAAATAATTATTATGTAGACTGGCTAGGCAGACGGTATAGAGACTACATAACGAACGCTATACAAAGGAGAATATTATGGCATCAACTACTTTTTCAGGACCAGTACGTTCTGAAGGTGGCTTTCAAATGGCTACTAAAAATGCAACAACAGGTGCAGTGACAACTAGAATGAGTTCAGGTATGCCTGATCTTACAGGTTTGGTTTTAGCTGACACAGCAACAGCAGCAAATATTTCCATCGCTGATGGAATCATTGCAGTCGTTAATTACACAGGTGCAGCAGCATGTGCTGTAGCATTACCAGCAGCAACTAAAGGTGCGATTGCGGTTTATGTTCAAGCTAAAGATACAGCTGGTGGAACTGCAACTTTAACTTTTAATGCAGCAGGAACTGATGTTTGGGCTACTAGTTCATTAATTGAATCAAGAGCAGCATCTGAAGTAACTTTTGATACTTCAGCAGCAGGTGAAACACAATTAGTATTCACTCCAGCTGACGCAGCTACTAATCTTTTTACAACTGGAAGCAAAATTGCTTTTATGTGTTTTGAAGATGGTACTTGGCACATCGCTTCAGAAATGAGTGGTGCAGCCGGAGCTATCACAGGTGCATTTGCATTTGCAGCATAATAAATAATTAGTGGCTCCTTCGGGAGCCACAAACTTAGGAGAACTTTATGTCTTTTAAAGGCGATATACAAGCAACAAGATCTGCAGCAGCAGCTGGAGCAAGTGCAATCATTGCTCAACCTATAAGATTAAGAGGAATAATTATTGCATCTGATGGTGGTGGAGCAGGTGTACTTGAATTAACTACAACATCAAATTCAGGAACAACATTATTTCAAGCAGATATACCTACTGGTGATGTAATTAATTTTAATTTTCCTGAAGATGGTATTTTATTTCCTGCAGGAATTTTTTGTAAAACAAAAACAAATGTTACTGCATATACTCTATTGACTGACAAATATTCAGGACCTAACATGACAGGTCAGAACGGATAATTATGAGCGGTGGTGGAAGTTTTACATCAGATCAATCGGTTGCTCACGCAACTTCGACAGCACAAATGGTTCCTACAACTAGAAGAGCAAGACTAACTTCTATACAAGGAAAAGGTAATTCTGCGAGTGGTTCTATTGTTTTTAAAAGTGGTGGTGGATCTGGAACTACAATTGCTACCTATCTTTTCGGTGAAGAGGGTTTAGACATGTATTTACCTGGCTCTGGAATTTTGTTTCAAGAAGGTATTCATGCTACAATATCTGGAACTGGTGGTGTAACAATAACATTTACATAAAATGAATAAACAAGGTCTAAAAGTAATGGGATATAGTCGAGGAGGTGAAAACCCGATTAGAAAAACTACTGGTAAGGGTGGTAATTACAGACCAACAAAATCTGGAGCTGGAATGACAGCAAAGGGTGTTAAAGCTTACAGGGCTGCAAATCCTGGAAGTAAATTAAAAACTGCAGTTACGGGAAAAGTAAAAAAAGGATCAGCTGCTGCTAAGCGTAGAAAATCTTACTGTGCAAGGTCACTTGGGCAATTGAAAAGATCATCCGCAAAAACAAGAAATGATCCAAATTCGAGGATAAGACAGGCGAGAAGGAGATGGAAATGTTAATTAATTTTTTTAAGAAATTATTTGGATTCGAAAAGTTAGAGTATAGAGTAAGACTTTTAGAAAGAAAAAATTATTGGAGAGAAAAATATAAACATGGCATATCTAAATTCAAACCTTCCTCCGATTTACTGTAAAGTAAGAAAGGAATATTTATATGATCTTAAAGAACATCAAGGAGAGTATAGTGAGTGTGTTATCTTTGGTCTTACTTCCATTTCAGGTCGTGCACTCTTATTTAACATCATGCTTCCCAATGGTGCGTGCTATTGGCGTTTGCCTATCTCAGCGTTTTTCCAAAAACATTATGATAGAGCCGATGTGCCGGATATGCAGACGCACGAGTTGGAATTGTGGAACAGTTTTAGTTATTGGCCTAGTGTTACTTGCTTTGATTGGTTGGATGGTGTAGCTGGTAAATATCTTGGTCTAGATAAAAAATTTTATCATGGAAAATATCTTTTCACGATTGATTGGGCACATCCAGACGTTAATATTTTGGACACAGAGCATTCTGAAATTCCTCAAGAACACAAGTGTGCGCATATACTGGCTCTTGATAACGGGAATTATGCAGCTCAGCCTAATAATCGTATTCTCTGGCACATTAATAGTTATACTACTGATGACAGCTGGCCAGATTACAAAGTTCAGACTACATACTGGGATGCTGAAGATAACAACATGGTTACAGAGGATAGCGACCGAATGTTTTACCAAATGGAAGAAAAAGACAGAGACGAGGACAAAACATACGAATGATAGATAGATGGATATATAATTTTTTCGCTACACTAGACAAGGTGTGTTTGATGATAGATAATCTGTTCAAACTTATGAGCGATATAAAAATGAATTATTACTTTACAGGTTTACTTATTGTGATGTTGGTTGTTCTGGCTTTTTGTGGAGGGCCTGGTGTCCAATAAACCACTAAACATCGGAGAAGAAGCACGAGTGCAGATGCCGATGAAGACGGTTGCTAGCCTGATCGTGCTCGTAGCAATGGGCGTGTTCGCATACACAGAGCTGACTGCGAGGTTGGTATCGTTAGAGACATCGCGTGAGTTGTTTGAAAATGATTTGTTAAAAAAATCTGAGCAGGTCCCTACGGATCAGGAGCAACATTTTTTAATTGAGGATCTTTATAAGTCCGTTGAGAAAATGGAAGAGACTCAAGAGATGAATATGACAAACAAAGTTAATATAGAATTTTTAAGAGAACAGTTAGACAAAGCACTAACTGATATCGAAGTATTAAAAGATAAGGTAAGACAAAACGGAGGTCATTAATGGAGTTGATTGTAGCCCTACTTATGATTGTTAATGGAGAGATCAAAGAATTCAAATTGATCCTGAGTCCAATAAACCCTCAATGTCAATGTGCTTGAAAGGAAAAAGGGTTGCAATGAGATCAAATAAAAATAATAATGTAGTTTATCAATGTATAAAGTCGATGGCCGAACTTGAGTCGAACGTAGATGGTTCAAAGTCGATTAAAAAACTTATATTAGAATAATGAATTTAATAGATCTCTTCCCTGTTGCATTAGGTGTTGTAGAATTTGAAAAACATATTGAAATAGATAAATTATTGACTGAACATTGTTTAAAAATAAAAGATAAAGTAAAAAAAGGTGGTTCGAATTGGGAATCAGATGTTTTTAATACTTGTGGTAGTTACTCAATTTTTAAGGATTCAAATTTTGAATTATTAAATGATTGGGTTTTTAAAAATGTATTAGATTATTCAAAAACCGTTGGTTATGACGAAGCACCTATAAGCAAAGAAGCTTGGTTTAATATTTATAGTGAACATGATTATCAGGAAACACATGATCACATAGGACACGATGTTTCAGCAATTTATTATTTAAAAGTTCCAGAAAATTCTGGAAAAACTTTTTTTGTTTCACATGAAGCTAAAGGATTGAAAGAAGTTTTTATAAAAGAAAATCCTTACACTTGGAACAAATTTTATTTAGACCCAAAACCAGGACAGTTAATTATTTTTAAATCTAATTTACCTCATGGTGTAATCCAAAATAAATCTAAAGATTACAAAATATCTTTAGCTTATAATTTTAAATTTTAAAAAAATGAATCTAAGTAGAAATTTTAGCCTTCAAGAATTAATTAAATCGGACACAGCTATCCGTAAGGGAATAAACAATAATCCAAACGCAGGTCAAATAGAAAAATTAAAAGCACTTTGTGAAAATATTCTACAGCCTGTGCGGGACCATTTCGGTAGAGTTAAGGTTACATCGGGATTCCGTAGCGAAGATTTATGTCTTGCCATAGGATCGAGTCGAAACAGCCAGCATGCAAAAGCTGAGGCGGCCGATTTCGAATGTATGGGAGTAGACAATGCTGAGCTAGCTGATTGGATTTACATGAACCTAGAATTTGATCAATTGATCCTAGAATTTTACACGCCAGGCGAACCTAACTCTGGATGGATACACTGTAGTTACACTACAGACAATCCTAGAAAACAATTTTTGTGGGCATTTAAATCAGAAGGTAAAACTAAATATAAACCAGTAATAGGAAAGGCTAAGGACTTAGTATAATGGCAATATCTAGAGGACAAATATCAAAACAAGTGGAAGGCAAACTTAGAGGTGCACGAGATGAAAAAAAGAAAAAACAACGTGTCATCGCGAAATTACGTAGCAAAAAGTCTAAGGTCTTCAAAGTTTAGTCAAAAAGTGATACAATCTAAGAAATTGTACAACCGTAAAAAGGACTTTAATGGCGACTTCAGGGACAACTAGTTTTAACCTAAATATTGATGAAGTAATTGATGAGGGTTACGAAAGATGTGGCTTATCTACAAATGCAGGATATGATCTAAGATCTGCAAGAAGAAGTCTTGATTTACTATTTGCTGAATGGGGAAACAGAGGAATACATCTTTGGAAAGTAGATCTTCATGAGGCAACTTTAGTCAGTGGACAAGCAGAGTATTCTGTTGCAACTGATGTAAGCGATATATTGGAAGCTTTTGTGTCTTCAACTGCAGCATCAGCTGACAACGCTAATACTCAAGATGTTTCTTTAACAAAAATAGACAGATCAGCTTACGCAGCTTTACCTAATAAATTAGCTCTTGGACAACCCTCTCAATATTATGTTGAAAGATTAACAACACCTAAAATTTATTTATATCAAGCACCTGATTTGAATACTTACACTACACTTAAATATTATGTCATAAAAAGAATTGAAGATGCAGGAGCATATACTAATGATGCAGATGTAGCATATAGATTTTTACCATGTATGTGCGCAGGTCTATCGTATTATTTAGCTATGAAAAAAGCTCCACAACTTGTACAACAAAATAAATTAATTTACGAGGATGAATTGAAAAGAGCGTTAGATGAAGATGGTCAAAGAACATCTACTTACATTACTCCGCAATCTTTTTATCCTAATGGAGTTTAATTATGGCAAAGTGGGCTACAGGAAAAAAATCACAATCAATATCTGACAGGTCAGGAATGGCTTTTCCATACAATGAAATGGTAAAAGAATGGAACGGCTCTTTGGTTCATTATTCGGAATTTGAACCAAAACATCCACAGATCAGAAGAAAATATAATGTTGCCGATGCTATTGCTTTACAAAATTCAAGAAATATGAAGTTTCAACAACCCTCTGTAAAATTTTCAAATGATGTAACAATATCAGATTCAGGTGGTGCATCTGTTGGTGTAGCAAATTTATCTTTACCAGGAGATTTTGCATTTAAAACACAAGATTTTGAAATTACAAGAGATGGTGTTACTTCTGTGTTACACAGTATGATACCTGAAGATCCATCTTTACAGAATAGAAGAAGAGAATTAAATGCTCAAGTAGGACAAGTTCTTGTAAATGAACCTGCAGGTTCAAGCCAAATAGTTACTCTTTCAACAATTAGCCCAACAACAACTTCTTTAGGAGATGTAACTTTAACTGCAAATCAAACATTAGTAACCACAGTCGCATCAGGAGAATTATATTTAGGTGGTGGAGCTACTGGAAATGTTTATTATTTTAATGGAGGAGCAAGAAATATGTATCTTAGTGCTCCTGTAAATTCAACATTTTTCTTCAATCAAGATGATGGGTCTAATGTTAATCATCCATTAATAATTACTACAAACAGTTCAGCTCCAAATAGTTATATAGTTTCTTCAGGAATAACGTGGTACTTAGACGGAGTTGTAACACAATCAAATTACGTAAATACAACTAATTTTAATGCGGCAACTACGAGATATGTACAATGGACTCCAACATCTACAGGAACTTATTACTTTGCTTGTTATGTGCACGGCATAGGTATGGGAGGGGTTATAACTATTTCTTAATATGGCAATAACACATTCAAATTTTTTAACACAAGTAAGAAACTATACTGAAGTAGATAGTAATGTTTTATCAGATAGTATTATTCAAGATTTTATCAGATCAGTTGAATTAGATGTTGCTGGTAAAGTTGACTATGATGATTTAAGAAAATATGCTACTTCATCTTTTACAGCTAGTAATAGATATGTTTCCTTACCTGCTGATTTGACAATAATAAGATCTGTACAAGTTATCAATGGATCTACAAGAACTTTTCTAGAAAAAAGAGATACTAGTTTTATTTCTGAATACAATAACGGAGGAGCTACTGGTCTACCCAAATACTACGCAAATTGGGATGATTTTAATTTCTTAGTAGCACCGGTTCCAGATTCTGCATATACTGTGCAAATTAATTATATTACTGATCCTCCTCAGTTCACATCTTCTAACAATACTTTCTTGTCTACTTATCAAGAATCAATGTTGTTACATGGTGTGCTAACAGAGGCTTTTAGATATTTAAAAGGTCCGCAGGATATGTACAAGCTGTATGAAAGTAAGTATAATGAAGAAGTACAGAATTTTGCTCTTCAACAAATGGGGAGAAGAAGACGTGCGGAATATGATGATGGGGTGCCTAGAGTTAAAATACCTTCACCATCACCAAATACGTAATTTTAAAGGAGAACAATTATGGCAATAACAACAAACGCAATATGCGATTCATTTAAGAAGCAATTGTTAGCTGGTGAACATGATTTTGATACTGCACCTAACGGTGACACATACAAATTAGCAATGTACACACCATCTGGAACACTTGGTAAGTCAACAACAAATTACATCACAACTCAAGAAGTATCTTCACCGTCTGGTTACACAGCAGGTGGAAAAGCTCTTGTAAACCAAGGTGTAAAAGTTTCATCATCAGTAGCTATTACTGATTTTGCTGATTTATCATTTACTGGTGTTACTTTGACAGCTAGAGGTGCTTTAATTTACAATACAACTACTGACGGTGGTTCTAACACTACTGAAGCAGTTGCTGTATTAGATTTCGGTGGAGATAAGACTGCAACATCTGGAACATTTACAATCCAGTTTCCTGCATTCACAACATCTGCTGCAATTTTAAGAATAGCATAATTTAAGGAGTTAAAATGGCTTTGGTTATAAACGATAGAGTAAAAGAAACCTCTACCACAACAGGTACAGGTACATTTGATTTAGCAGGAGCGGTATCCGGTTTTGAAACGTTCGTTGCAGGTATTGGAAGTGGCAATACCACTTATTACGCTATCGTTAACGAAAACGGTGAGTTCGAAGTTGGTCTTGGAACAGTAACCGATGCAGCTACAGATACGTTAGCAAGAACTACAATTATTTCTTCATCAAATAGTGATTCTGCAGTTAACTTTGCTGCAGGAACAAAAGATGTTTTCTGTACATTACCTGCTTCCAAAGCCGTTATCCTTGATGCTAGCGGAAACATTGTTGCAAACAATGCATCTAACTTAACAGCATTAAACGCAACTCAACTTACAAGTGGCACAGTTCCTGACGCAAGATTTCCCGCAACACTTCCTGCATTAAACGGTTCAGCTTTAACAGCATTAAATGCAAGTAACCTGGCTAGTGGTACTGTTGCAAACGCAAGACTTGATGCTCAACTACAGGACGTTGCTGGACTAGCAACAACAGCAGGAAAAATTATTCAAGGTGATGGATCTAATTTTGCTCTTTCAGCCTTTACCTTACCTACTTCAGATGGATCTGCCTCTCAAGTTTTAACAACTGATGGGTCAGGCGCGGTTACTTTTCAAACACCTACAGTTGGAGATATTACAGCAGTTACAGCTGGAACTAATTTAACAGGTGGTGGATCTTCAGGAGATGTTACAATTAATTTAGCTGATGCTTCTACGTCTGCTAAAGGAGCTGCATCATTTAGTTCAGATAACTTTGCTGCTAGCTCAGGAGCGATAACAATCAAAGATCTAGGAGTAGCTACAGCAGAAATTCAAAACGATGCAGTGACTCAAGCCAAGATTGCAGACGATGCAGTAGGTGCAGATCAACTTGCAGCAGACGCTGTAGTGACTGCCTCAATTGTAGATGTAAATGTTACGACTGCCAAAATAGCAGACGATGCAATTACTTTAGCCAAAATGGCACCAGGAACAGACGGAAATATTATTTCATATGATGCTTCAGGAAACCCAGTTGCAGTTGCCACTGGTAATGATGGACAAGTTTTAACTTCAGCGGGAGCTGGAGCACCTCCTGCATTTGAAACTCTTTCAGTAGCAATTTCTTCTACAGCTAATGGAGCAGATAACAGAGTAGCAACTTACTCAGCTGCAGATGCTTTAAATGGTGAAGCTAATATGACTTTTGACGGATCTACACTAACAGTAACAGGAGATATTGTTCCAGGGGCTAATGATACTCATGATCTTGGTGCTTCAGGAAATGTTTGGCAAAACGTTTATACTGGAGACTTACATTTATCTAACGAAGCAAAAGCAGAAGGTAATTCTGTTGATGGCACAAAAGGAAATTGGACAATTCAAGAGGGTGAAGAAAGTTTATACATTTTAAATAATAAAAATGGTAAAAAGTACAGATTTAATCTAGAGGAGATTTAATGTGGCTTTCGGTTTCTCTGCATATTCAGAAGCAGCGTTCTCATCAGAAACTAATGATGTAATTGCTTACCCACAGGGTACACAACTAACAAGTTCTTTAGGGACTCCTGTTATTCTTGGTCAGGGAGAAACTGCTGTTTCAGGACTACAAGCTACAATAACAAATGCAGGAGCTGTTGCAGGAACTTCTGTCTTAGTCACACCAAGCGGTGTTCAAATTACTACATCAATTGGAGATGAAGATACCGACATAGGTGTACCTGTAACTGGACAAGAATTATCCATATCTAATAAAACATTTACTCAGGATACTTTAACAGCTTTTGGACAAGCACCTTTTTCTACTCAAAGTCCAAGCCTTTTTGAAATACCTTCAGTCGAAATAGAAGCTACAGTTGGTGGTGGTCAATTAGCATCACTATTACTTACAACTACGATAGGAACTTTTTCAACTACTGCAGGAGCACAAATATCAGTTAACGTTACTGAGCATACAATAAATTCATCTTTAGGCTCACCATCTATTTCTGCAGATGCTAACGTAACTGTTTCTGGAACTTCAATGACTATGTCATTAGGTTCGGAAGATGCTTCTGCAGACTTTACTGCTGAAGTAACTGGTCAACAGCTAACAATGACACTAGGAGAGGAAGCTGTCACAGGTACTGCAATCGTTACACTTACAGGAATTTCTGCAACATTTAGTATAGGTTCAGTAGTAGCTACACCTAGCAAAGAAGTCGATGTAACAGGTTCTCAAATGACTATGTCAATAGGGGAGGAAGTGCCTTCAGCAAATGCCAGAGTTATACCAACTGGAATTTCGTTAACATCTAGTGTTGGAAATGTTAATACTACAGCATGGGTAGAAATAGATCCTGGGGTGTCTAATGTTTGGACTGAGGTTGATCTAGCAGCCTAGAGAGGATATAATAGCGACATGTCATCAACATATACTGATCTTGGAATAGAACTAATGGTTACAGGTGCCAATGATGGTACTTGGGGAACTAAAACAAATACAAATTTAGAAATTATAAATCAACTGCAAGGTTATGTAAATAAATCCATAGCGGGTGGAGCACAAACAACTGCTTTACTTATTGCTGATGGATCTACTACATCTTCTGATGCAAGAAATTTAATTATAGAATTATCTGGAACAATTACTGGAAATCAAATTGTAACAGTGCCTGATAGTATAGAAAAATCTTATATTGTTTTTAACAACACTTCTGGAGCACATACGGTTCAATTTAAAACTGCAAGTGGGACTGGACCTACTTTTGCAACCACGGATAAAAGTAATAAAATTGTATATAACAACGGAACAAATATTATAGATGTAACAGCAAGTCTTGGTGCTTTAGCTACGGGTCAAATTACAGCTACAGGAAACATAGTGCCTGGGGCTAATGACACATATGATTTAGGAGCCTCTGGTAATGTTTGGCAGAACGTTTATACTGGGGATTTACACCTTAATAATGAACATAAAAATGAGGGTAATATAGTTGACGGATCTAAAGGCAGCTGGACTTTACAGGAGGGTGCCAAAGATATATACTTGATTAATAATAAATCTAACGAAAAATTTAGATTAAAATTAGAAAAAATTTAAGGAGAAACCATGGGTATTATTTCTAACGGAACTACAATCATAGATAACGGTGCTATTGGAACCGATAAAGTAGATACAGCACAGATTGCAGCAAGTGCAGTTGAAACAGCAGAAATTAACAATGACGCTGTTACTGCCGACAAACTTGCAGACACTTCAGTTAGTGCAGGTCAATATACAGCTGCAACAATTACTGTTGATGCTCAAGGAAGAATTACTGCAGCTTCAGCTGGAAGTGGTGCATCGAATTTTCAAAACGTATTTTATAAAACTGGACCTGCCAGCGGAACTTACACAACACCATCCGGTGTTTCTAAAGTCCAAGCTTACGCTTGGGGCGGAGGCGGAGGCGGAGGTGGTGCCTACGGAGGAACTTCACCTTATTCAGGAATGAACGGTGGTCAAGGTGGCTATGGTTTTTTTGCCTCAGCAGCTTCAGCTTCTACAGGATACTCTTACGCTGTTGGAGGAGCTGGATCAGCAGGATCTGGTGGAAACTCAGGAGGTTCTGGTGGTGCTGGAGGAAATACAACAGTCGGAACATTAGTTGTCGCTAACGGAGGCGGTGGAGGCCAAGGAAGAAGATTTGGTCAAGGTAACGGTTCTTCTGGAACTGCACCTGGAGCAGCACATAGTGATTTTCCTACTACAATTATTTTTGGTGGTGCAGGAAGCGGAGGAAGTGGAGCTGGAAGTGTTAGTCAACCGGGCCAAGGTGGTCAAGCTGGTGCTTTAGCATTATTTGATAACAGAGGATAATAAATATGGCATATTTAATTTTTAACAAAACAGACAGCTCACTATATAAAATAGCTGCAAATGAAACAGATAAAGATAATTTAAATATTATTGATGATCAATGGACAATAAAAGATATAAGTGATTCTGATTTTACTTTAGTTAAAAATGGAGAAAAACTTGTAGAATTAAGTGGAGACACAGTTACGTATACAGATGTAAATATGACTTATGAAAGTGCTGATTTACTTCAAGAATGGATAAATAATATTATCTCACTTATAAATGACTTTAAAGCTAATGGTAACAACCAAAGTAATCCTAACTATGATTCAGTAGTTGCTTATGGACAATATTTAAACGATTTTGATACTAGTACAATTACTTATCCACTAGATAAAAGTTGGGAACAATATTGTGCTGATACTGGAGTAACATACTTTAATTCTTTACAATTACCATAATTAGCATAAATTAGTATTCATGGATGCTAATTTACTATCTTCCTATATTCAATTATATAATAATGTTTTACCAGACAACGTTTTAACAAACTTTGAAAAAGTCTGTAAGGATCATGAATTTTTGAAAGAGGGAAGTATTGTTCATGATTCAAAAGAAAACGAATTTTCAAACAAAAAAATAAGAGACACAAAGATTTGGCCTTTAGTTAATTCTGAAGAGGAAAAAAGTTATACCACAATTCATTGGTGTAATTTATTATTAAGTATGTTTAAGAAATATTCTGTTGAGTATTTTAGAGTATATGAAAAAAATAATTTGAGCCAAGTTGATATAATAGACATACAAGTTTTGAAATATAATGTAGGTGGTCATTATCAGTTTCATGTAGATCATTCTAAAAAAATTCCAAGAACATTAAGTTTTATTTATTTAATAAATGATGATTATGAAGGTGGTGATTTAGTTTTTGCAACACCTGATTTTAAAAAAGATTTAATAATTGAAAAAAAGAAAAATACTTTAATTATTTGGCCAAGTAATTTTATGTATCCACATACCGTACAACCAGTTACAAAAGGTACAAGATTTTCTGTAGTAGGATGGGCTTTGTGATAGATAATTATAAAATCATTAAAAATTTAATTAGTCCTGATGAAGTTGAAGTTTTAAAAATTTGCACTGAAATAATGCATAGAACTAATTTAAATAATTTTGACTTTAACCAAAGCGATAATGCAGATTCATTTTTTTACGGTTCTATAATTGGAGATTCGTTTCTTATAAAATTAAGATCCACAATAGAAAAAGAAACAGGTTATAGTTTATTACCAACTTATTCTTATTTTAGAATTTACACAAAGTTTAGTAAGTTAGATAAACATAAAGATAGACCCTCTTGTGAACTTTCTGTAACTTTACATATTGCAAGTGACAAAAATAATTGGCCTATTTTTATGGGTGGTAAAGAAATTGTTTTGAGTCCTGGTGATGGTGTGATATATAAAGGAACTGAGATACCACATTGGCGAAATGAATTTACAGGAGATTATTATTCTCAGGTTTTTCTACACTACGTTAAAGCTGATGGTAAATATAAAGATAACTATAGAGACAAAAGAATTTACTTTGGAGTACAAAAATGAAGTTTATACAAAATAATGATGATGGTGCATGTGATATTATTTTTTCAGACAATGAAGTTGAGATAATAAAAAACAAAAAAAAGTTAGTTTTAACTGCAGAAACCTTAAGACACTTTGGTAATACTCTGGTTGGAATGGTGTCCAATTGGAACTTAAAATTCAATGAGGAATTACAGAAAAAACAAACCTTTACTAATACAAAAATTGAGGGCACCTCCGATATAGAAGATAAGCAGTGATTATGGTATAATAAGCCATGCCTTTAACAAACATACAAATAGCACCAGGCTTTAATAAACAAGTCACAGAGACCGGAGCAGAAGGTCAATGGACTGATGGAGATTTTGTAAGATTTAGATATGGTTCTCCTGAAAAAGTTGGTGGATGGGAACAAATTACATCTGATACTTTGGTTGGAGCCGTAAGAAAACAATTAGTTTGGGCTGATTTAGATGGAAGAAAATACGCAGCTTTAGGAACTAACAAAGCTTTATTTATTTATTATGAGGGTGCTTTTTACGATATCACTCCCCTTAACACAGCTGTAACTGGATGTACCTTTGATACTAGTAATACTTCAGCAACAGTTACTGTCAATAAATCTGGACATGGATTAGAAGTTGCTGATTTATTTACTTTTACATCTGTAACACCTCCTACAGGTGCAGGGTATGTTGCTTCTGATTTTGAAACAAATACATTTGAAGTTATTACTTCTTCAGCAAACAGTTTTACAATAACTATGGCATCGGCTGCATCAGGAAGCACATCGGGCACTGGATCAGCTACAGTAAACCCATACATCAAACCAGGACCACTAAATGCAACAGCAGGTTATGGTTGGGGAACAGGTACCTGGGGAAGAGGAACGTGGGGATCTGCGTCTTCTACTAGTAACGTTATAGTTGATCCCGCTTCTTGGTCGATAGATAATTTTGGTCAAATAATGATAGCTACAATTAAAAATGGAAAAACTTTTTCTTGGAGTCCTTTAAACACAAGCGCAAACGCTTTGACTACAAGGGCAACTTTAATCAGTGGAGCACCAACAAGATCTGTAATGTCAATTGTTTCTGACAGAGACAGACATTTAGTTATTCTTGGAACTGAAACAACAATAGGGTCAACTACTACACAAGACAAAATGTTTATAAGATTTTCTGATCAAGAGTCTTTGAGTGATTATACACCTACTTCAGTTAATACAGCGGGAACATTTAGACTAGACTCAGGAGTTAAAATTGTAGGAGCAGCAAAAGGTAAAGATTATATTTTAATTTTAACAGATACATCTGCTTATGTTATGCAATTTGTTGGACCACCTTTTACTTTTTCTATTAGACAAGTTGGAAGTAACTGTGGGTTAATTGGTCAACACGCTTTACATTATGTTAATGGAAGGGTTTGGTGGATGGGACAAGCAGGTGGTTTCTTTGTATATGACGGAACAGTTAAATCAGTTCCATGTTTAGTTGAAGATTTTGTATTTACAAATACAGGAAATAATCTTGGAATTAACTATAGTGCAGGAGAACAAGTATATGCAGGTCTTAATCATTTATATGAAGAAATAAATTGGTTCTATCCTAAAAATGGTTCTGAATTGGTTGATAGAGTAGTTACATATAATTATACAGAGAACGCTTGGACAACAGGTTCTTTAGCGAGAACTTCTTTTCACGACTCAACTTTATATGATAACCCCTACGCAACAGAGTTTAACAGCACAGGAGTACCAACATTTCCAACTATTCAAGGGGTTACAAATACAAACGGTGCATCTACATATTATGCTCATGAAATTGGTGTAGACCAAGTCGATAGTGCTGGTAATAAAACAGCAATACCTGCATTTATACAATCTGGTGATTTTGATTTAAGCGTAGGTGGTGACGGAGAGTTTTTTATGAGTATGAGAAGATTTATTCCTGATTTTAAAAGACTGGTGGGTAATGCACAAATTACTATAAACTTAAGAAATTACCCAACAAGCACAGCATCTAGCTCACCATTAGGACCATTTACAATTACAAGCTCTACTGATAAAGTAGATACACGTGCTAGATCGAGATTTGCAAGTGTGAAAGTAGCTAACCTTTCAACAGATCAAAGTTGGAGATATGGTACTTTTAGAGCTGACGTACAACCAGATGGAATGAGAGGATAATGGACCCTATTACACAAAGAATTTTAGATCAACAAAGAGCGCTAGCAGAAGATCCTAACTTTAGTGGCTATCAACCATCTCCTGTGGATGGAATTGCGGCTCTGAATACAACACCCGTGAACCAAGATATTATGTTTCAGGATAATTTAGTACAAGAAAATCCACCAATTGATATGAAAGGAATGGCAATCAATGTTGGTAAAAAAATAGCAACAGATTACGCCATCAAAAAATTAGGACTCGAAGGACTTAAAGGGAATTTATTAAAAAGTGCAGTCGGTTCAAATCTTGTGGGTTTTAGCAATCCTCTTTCTGCAGCTTTTACAGTAGGTTCTTTACTACCAGATTCAGTAAAAGGAATTGCAGGTTTATTGAGAGGTAAGAGAGTAGAAAAAGCAATTGCTAGAGATATCATTGCAGATAGTCAAGGATCTAAAGACACTACCATTTCACCTAAAATTACAAATATGCAACCTTCTGCTAAAGACATAGCTATGGGAGCTGGAGGAAAACCTTCTAAAACAACTCCTGCACCATCCAAAACATATAGTAGTCCTGCATATGGTGGTGGACCAGGTGGAATACATTCAGGATATTAATAATGGCTAGAGTTGATATAATAATACCTGAACCAACTTCTCAATATACAGAAGAAAACCAAAGACAAGTAACTCAGTCTTTACGAACTATGCAAGATAAGCTAAATACATCTTATCAACAAGAACTTAAAAATGAACAGGATGCTTTTAATTATTTTTTGTCATGACAATTAGATATAAAAATCAAGGTTATAAACAAGCAAGCACAGGTAAGACTACGGTTTTTACATGTCCTAGTGATGCAACTGTAATTGTTAAAAGTGTTTATTGTGCAAACAATGATGCATCTTCAGCTGTTTTAGTTAATATGAATTTAGTTGACTCGTCTGACTCAAGTACAGAGTACGAATTTTTTAGAGATGATCTAGCTGCTAAATCACAGGTTAATGCTACACCTCAAGGTTTAAATTTAGAAGCCGGTGATGCAATTACAGTTCAAGCAGCTACAGGGAGTAATACAATACAAGGTGCAATTAGTTACGCTCTCATAGATAGATCACAAGAAAATGGCTAAGATAAACATTTTTACTGATAGTATTGTAATAGATTCTTTATTTCATAATAAATTAGATGATGAAATACTTAAAGAATTGAATGACAAAAAACAAGACGGTTTAGGAGTTGTAAGATCAAATCAAAAAGGTTTTCAAACTGAACCTATAAGTAACAAAATAATTTGCGAATGTATTTTACAAAAATCAGTTTACTTAATTTATAAATATTTTAATGTAAAACCTAATCTTAAATATAGTCTAGCTAATTTATGGATTAATGAAAACTATAAAAATTCATTTAACGTTCCACACAATCATCCCGACAGTAGTTTTTCAGGGGCTTACTACGTAGAAACAAAAAGAAACGGAGGTGAATTAGTTTTTTTAAAAAATGATAAGTCAGGACCAATGGCTGTAAATGAAGATATATCAAATGAATTTTGTAATACTTATAAAATACAACCTCTTAAAAATCAAATAATACTATTTCCTTCTAATTTGGAACATATGGTTTATCCTCATTTTGAAGAATCATCTAGAATTTCAATATCTTTTAATATAAATGTAAAACCATAAATGAAAATACAAGTTATAGATAATTTTTTTGATGACTATTATAGAATAGAACCAGAAATAAAAAAAATAAAACTATACAACAATCAAGATTTTAATAATACTTTTAAGGTAACTCAACAATGGCCTGGATTTAGAAGTGAAAGTATACATACCTATAATCCAATTTTATTTCATCTTTTTATAAAGGAATTTAAAGAAAAGTTTTCTTGGCAAATACCTTTTGCACTTGAGTTATATTTACATTTACGACTAAAAGAAGATCAAGTTAAAGATTGGATTCACAAGGATGAAGGTGTTCAACTTGGTATACTTGTTTACTTAAACGATAATTTAGAATCAGGAACAAATTTTTATCAAGATAATTCTGAAACACCTTGTGCAACGATTAATATGGTAAAAAATAGAGCTGTTTTGTTTGACTCACAAACAAATCATAAATCTATGATGAACTTTGGAAATGGTCTAGAAGATGGTAGACTCACTTTAAATGGATTTATAAACTTTTAATAATGGCTAGAAAATTTAAAGATTATGTAGAGAGACCAAAACCTAGGAAACGTCCTGGTCGACATAAAAAAAGACTTAACAAAAATGAAAAAAGAGATTATAAACCATACAACAAACAAGGAAGAAAACAATGAGCGATCTCGTGAAAATACCTGCAGAAGCAAAAGAGATTATCAAACACAAAAGAACAGGACAGGTGTATGCTACTAAAGCTGATTTTGATGCTGATGTTGCTAATCCCAATACTGATACTACTGTGGATGATTTCAGACAAGACCTTGAAATAAAGGTAACTAAAGTTTCTATGGGTGCTAAAACAAAAGAATAATTCTCTAAATGAAATTTATTGGTTTAAGACTAGATGATCATGATTCATCTATAACTTATACCAACGGCACCAAAGTAAATTATTATAAGCCAGAAAGAGAAAACCAAATAAAACATTTTGGTTACTCTAATCTTATAGATTGGGCTTCTACTTCAAAAAGACTAAACTTTAAATTGGACGAGTTAGATGCTGTGTGCATTGTTTTAGATAGTTTCGCACATCCTTATCTTCCAAAAGAAAAAGAAGATAAATTATTTGATATAATTGATATACCCTATAGTCCTTTCACTGAACTAAAATGTCCTGTTTTTAGAATAGACCACCACTACGCACATAGCTTATCTTCGTGGATGCTAACAAACTCGAAAGATAATTTTACTCTTGATGGGTTAGGAGACTCGAATAGAGGTATTAGTATTTTTAAAAACAATATAAACAAAAAAAATTATACTGTTGATGAAATAAATCCTTTAGGACATTTTTTATATAATCTTGCAAAAACATTTGAAATCAAAGGACACCCAGAAGATATTTTTGGAAAAGTAATGGCGCTACAATCTTTTGGAAAATTAGATTCTACCTATTGGAATATTATTAAAAACTATGATTATAAGGATTTTAATATAGTTGCAAATTTTGATAATTATTTTAAGACACAAGGAAGTCTAATCGCTAGTCAATTAAACTTGATAAACTATTTAAAAACAATTCATCATTTTGTCGAAAATAAAATACCTGATTTTTTCTCCCAATTTGTAGAAAGTGATACTGAGTTTTCTTATACTGGAGGAGTTGCACATAATATTTGCGTAAATACTTCACTTAAAAAAAGATTTCCTAATATGATAATACCTCCGCATTGTTCTGATGAAGGGTTAACGTTGGGTTGTGTTGAATTTTTAAGAAGACATTTTGAACAACCTTTTTTTTCTAAAGATAACTTTCCGTTTTGGCAGAGTGACCAAGCTCCAGAGGATACGCCTTCGGACAAAATTATAAATTCAATAGCAGAAGAATTAGCAAAAGGTAAAATTGTTGGATGGTATCAAGGGAATGGGGAGATTGGTCCAAGAGCTTTAGGTAATAGATCTATCTTAATGAGTCCTGAAGTAACCAATGGAAAGCATATATTAAATGAAAAAATAAAACATCGTGAAGATTATAGA